TATGTTAACAGTACTATAGTACTATATAACCATAGAGGAAAAGAAAGTATAGATAGTAAGTGCTATCGGAAAGAAGGAATTATGAGAGTTAATAGTTATAACAAGTTTTTCACAGAAGTAGCAAAGATTATGAATACAGAGGTAAAATCTGTAAAGCAACTTGACGGTCGATACAAGGTTGAATTAACAAATCACGTATACTTAAACGTGTATAGAGGTGTTAGTGGTAGCCTTTTTATCCATGACCATAGAGGAATAGCAAGAATTACAAGTTGTTATGATTTTGACGATTTTAAAACGTTGAAAGACTTATATGAAAGACTTATAACAGACTATAGTGAATCTACCAATGCAGAAACAGGCGAAGAATCTATAATAGATACTATTATAGCAGATGATAATATTGCTTATCAGACTGCTAAAGTAACAAAAACTAAACACTCGGTACTTGAAGTTATGCAATGCATGATGTGCCCTGCTGATAGAGAAGGAAATCGGTGTGGCGGTAAACAATGGTGCAAGCAAACATGGAAACGATATGATGCAATTGTCAATCCCGAATGGCATCATGTTAGCCTTGCCACACTTGCCAACATTGATTTTGATATGCTTGACGAAAAGAGCAAGCTTGTAGTCAATATCAACCAGATATTAAAAGATGGTATTCGCAATTTATACAAATGTGAGAATCATATTTCGTTTGAAGTCTTAGAAAGATATGTAATTAGAAAATGTGATGAATTGATTCGACACAATCGTTTAAAAGCGTTCTGGTTTTCATATATTGCGCGGCAGCTTGATGAGGTTAGAAGAAACACTATCTATTTATATACTCCATATATTACAGCGCATAGAAATAGATGGTAATTACATAGCTGTTCTAACGGCTACACGGGAAGAAAGAAGGAAACTATGAATTTATACGGAATCGAAAACAGAAACACAATTGGTAAAGCAATTATGGTAGCAGATAGCAGAAAAACAGGCGATTGGTTATATAATCACAATCTTAAATATGTAACATGGGCTGAGGTGCGCGGATATATGAACGTTAATTTGACAACTATTCACCCATATAATGGCAGATATGGAAAAGGTTTTGTAAGAGTAGTCCCGAGTTATTATAAAGGCAAGCCTTCTACAAAGTTTATGACAATTCAATATTGGATTGAAAAGTGAGGTGCTAACATGAAAATTTATATTCCATATTATGAAAATTGTTCATGGCATACTGCTATTTTAAATTCGTTAGAATGCAACTTATATAAGCACAAGGGCGGTGGATATACAATTTTTGCTTATAATAACGCAGTCGCATTTAATGGTGATAATGTTTACAGTAATGAACTAGGTGCACTTGCATATCAGTGTAAAAACTATGGAAATGCCAATGTGTACAAGTTGGATGTTGAAACAATTAAATGGAAAAACAGAAAGGATAACTAAACATGGATAATTTAACAGCAAAAAAGAAATCAGACCTTATCAGTGATTGCATAGCGGCGGAAGATTCTGTTAGTAAGCTTCATATTGACGTTAGAAAAATGTATGCTTACTTAGCAGAACAGGCAGTAAATTCTGAAACATCGAACGATATTAAGTCTCTTGAAATTGCAAAAATTACACTTGATTTTCTTGTACGGGGGGTATTAAAATGAACTATTCGATTGTTGTATGGGGCTTCGATACCGATAACGATTATTACCACGACTGTGATATTATTAAAGCTAAAAATATATCGGAAGCGTTTAGTTACGCTTGTAATGTGCGCTGGATGGGTTGGACTTTTACAAGATTAGATATCGAAGAATTAAAAGAGTATACCTATATTGTAAAATATCATGATAATTATACTAATGAAAATGGTATTTTCACTTGTAAAGCTGACACAGCTTTTGAATCAAAAATAAAGTTTAGACTTTCTAAAGATTTTGAAGATACTAAACGTTATACAATAATCAGTGTAAAAGGAGTAAAGAAATGAGAACGATGAAGCACACTTACTGGGTGGAAGTCGCTTTTCTGAATGCAGAAAGCGATGATATCAACGTAGAATATGTAGAATGTATAGGATATAATGCAAGACAAGCAAGTGATTATGCTATTGACTATGTATCAAAACTACCGTTTGTCAGTCACGTTACAGTAATATCAGTAGAAAGAAAATAACAAAAAGAGAGGGCTTGCACCCTCTCTTTCTTAATTTAAAGGAATATTAAACTCTACTCCATACAATTGAATCTCATCAACACTTGTAAAAGTAGCATACCCACTACCGCTTATATCAACCAAACGGAGATAAATTGCACCACTATCTAACTGTGTAGCATCATAAGGGTTGATAGTGAGAACAGCCATGCATTGATGATAACCGGACTTATCATGAATAATCGCATTACAATTGCAAATACTTTGCGCATTTACAAACGAAAGATTATGACTCATAACTTTGACAGCAGCACTTGTGAAATTCTTTGCTGACTTGAAAGCCAAATCAAGAAAGCTCGCAACATGTCTAAAGCTGCAATGAGCGTTTGTATTAGTCAACACAACATTCATCTTATAATCATTCAGTGTGCAATCAGTACCATCAAGTGCAAATTCGCCAACTCGATTCCATGACGCATACCCACCCATTGCCTTAAAAATCATATCTGCAATTGAAGCTTGTCCACTAGCGTTAGGATGAATGTTATCGGATGCCATGACACCTACCCAACGTAAAGCACTATCAGCGCCACTCAAAAACTTATACTTACCCCAGTAAGTTTCGTATAGCGTTTTAATCTCATTATATGCTTTTTGTGTTGCAACGCTAGTAAATCCAATGATAGGCGTAGCAATCCATCCGATGTAAAGTGTTGCGTTTGGTAACTGCGACATTAAGTTAAGTACATCCTTGATACCAGAGTTAACAGTTGAAGAAGCAATAAATTGATCATTCCAACCGCCTGCAACAACAACATACTTAACTTGCTTCTTTTGCTTATCAGTCAGGGTAGCAATAGCTTGTGTCAGCAACTCAGAAAAGTGCGTATTCGCGCCAAAACCGCTGCCACCCAAACTTTTATTAACATAAAACTTAGCATCTGAAAAATACTTCTCATGCAAAATATCACACCACGGCTTAACCATGCCATCAGGTGTGTACCCTTCCCCGTATGAGTCGCCAATAGTGATCAATCCATAGTCGGTTAACCATGTATCAATAATATCCGACAATTCACCGCTGTTTTTCAGTCCGTCAAGGTATGCGTCAATAGCACCGATATAATCAAGATTATCAATGTAGTTTTGTACATCCTGCTGCCACTTATTCCATTGCTTGTAATAATCATCCCACTTTGTATTTAAATCTTTAGTCGTTTCAAGGACCCAATCAAGATTTAAATTATGAAAATCCGTATATGGAAAATTTGAAAATGCCATTGTCTACCCCCTACTTGAATTGATCTGATGGAATCACGTTATACTCGTTACCGTCACTACCAGTTACAAGAATTGGATCAAAAGCCTTTTTAAAATAATTGATATCCGGAATCTGACCAAATTCTTTTATGATAAAACGGATTTCAGCTGGTTTAGTAATATTGTTTATAAATAATGATATCGTGGATGGTGATGATGAGTTTACAATAGGAAAAGTGTAGTCTACGCCACTTACTATATACAAGTAGCTATTTAATTCTGAGATATTCATAGTATATAAAATTACTATTGTTTTGTATGTATACCCGTCAGGCATAGCAAGAGTGATATGATCATTTGAAAGTTCATTAGCTTCTATATAGATACGTATAAAATTTCCTGATACAGTGAAAGTCATAACATACCCCCTTTTTCCCAACCAAATCCATCAATCACACCGATAGAAATTGTCTCAAGCTCTTTTCCGCAATGCATAAAAAAACCATGCCCTATGTCAAGACCTATATGTCTACCAGTACCGCCAAAAGTTGTATACAGTAAATCACCATCTTTAGTCTTGTCGGGAGTTGTTATATTTGTACAACTGTTTATATAGGCAGTCGAATACATAAATTTCCCTGTAACAAGATTGATAAAACCGCTGCAATCAATCAATATCTTTCCCATACAGAAAGCCTTAATTTGTGCTTTCTGCTGTGCGTTGTACTTTTTAAAATAATTTGGCTCTGCATTCCATAAAGCCTCAAAAACCTCATTAGTACATTTTTGCCCCTTCGCCCCGTAAAGGTAAGCGTACTTGTCACGGTTTTTGTAAAGCTCTCTAGCCTTAGCAATATAAGTAACGTTCTTATCAGGAATGTCATAAATCATAGTTTAATTCTCCTTTTCTTTTACAATTGTTAACAATTCTGTAATAACTTTTGTGTTATTATTTCCCTACACGACGCTCTTCCGATCTCACTTTGAACTCTCTTGGTCATGCTTTTCGTACCATGTTTTTCTTTCTTCTCGCTGTCTCACATCAAGCGCATTCACATACCACATCACAGCACCAAGGCATACACACGGCACACCAACCATCTGTGCAATTTGCGCAATTGCGTTCATAATTTCCATTCTACCACACTCCTATCAATAATCTATTTGCATACAGCTCACAAACTTTATCAAGGAAATTGTAAGCTGTAGTCAGATCAATTTCCGATTGCATCATTTGTTGCGAAGTAGTAACACCAATGTTTCCATGTATTCTTCCCTCATGTGTTCCTTTTGTTGTTGATTCATCCAAACCATTTGTAACACTTCCATGTGAGGAATCAGCGCCAAACGTCTGGGAATCACTTCCGCTGTCAGTGGTGTTATCAGTGTTGGCAACTTCTGGATCGCTTGAATTAAATGCCGCAACTTTGTGTGTACTATCAGTAACTTTTCCAAAATTTGTTGTAATGTCACCCTTGTTAAACGTTTCTTCTGTATCTACTTTTCCCTTCTGAAAAGTGCCGCCGCCTTTATCTTCCCAACTTTCCATTCTATCATAATTTTCTATTGGATTGTACTCAAGCTGTGTTACTTCCCATAAGTGGTCAATAGTCCATTGCAAAGAACGTGCTACACTTGTAACATATCTTCTTAAATACGAGGGTTCTTGATAAACAGGAGTCAAATCACCATATGATAGCAAAAAGTGTTCAATAAGTTGATCTTTTGAAACACCTTTTATATAAATATCTGTAAAAATAGAACTGTCATACTCATACAACGTTGCTATTGGTATAATCGTTCTCACTCTTGTCACCCCCTCTATTGTTAGGATACCGCAAACGTGCGCGAATGTCAAGGTTATAATGACTGTTTACTTTTTCCAAACACTCGTTAATAGTTTCCACCCATAACTCACACTTAGACATGATAGCATTTTTACTTTCTTCAACTTCGTCTGTAATCATGCGTTCTTTCTTCTCGGGTGCTGTATAAATACCAATCTCCATATCAAATGCATGTTTGAGATTTTCAACGCTTTCCAACGCTGCCTTAACTACATTATAACATTTTTCAATATCATTGTTAAAGAACTCGTAAAGTGGTTTGCCTGTTTCCTTATCATAAAGAGCTTGATTGATTACAACTGCTAGCTGTCCCGACATGATATTATCAAAAGCAACTTTAAAAGTCTCCGCTGTGCTTTTGTTTTTGGCTGTAAAAATAAAACCAAACTTTGCTAGAGCACTAGCAACATCATGATTAGATAGCGTCATGGCTACACGTTGCGCATATGAATTTATCAAGTCGCCAATGCCGCACCAATCAGGTGCTAATTTTACAATCTCACAATCTTCTCCTATTTTCAAATCGCCATTAAAAGAAGCGTCAAAAGCGGGGTTCGCGACTACATAGTTAGTAGGCTGATACTGAACATCAAAGCCATAAGGCGAACCGTGTTGAGGTATGAGTCCAAACTTTGCGGTATTCATAACGCAAAAGTTACCTTTTAAAAACAAAAGAGGATAGATATAATTTTTCGCCCAGTTTTTAGGCATACCGTCAAAAATGATAAGACTTTCAGCACGTTGCAAAAAGTATCTAAAATATGTTGCATAGTCCCATGTATTGTTAATGTGAATCATATTTGGATTTTGCCTTGACTCATACTCGTTAATAATAGGACTTGATACACCTTCCCCAACATAATATCCACTATATACAAACGGTTTCATTCTATAAACATACCTCCATTCAAAAAGTTAATGATAATTGCAGTTCCGTTTGCAGTTGCATTACATTTAATATTCGCGTTTCTACACTTAATAAAACCAGATAATTCGCTTAATGTTTTAACTTTACAACATGGGTACCCTTGATATAGTAAATTTGTTTCAACTTGTGTGTAAAATTCTCCTATCAAATACACCAAATTGTTTACATAAATCGAACCACTACCACCACTACTTGATACACGCGGTACAGCCGTCTCTAGTCCAGACATTATACCACTGGTAATGACAGCAGTTGCATTTAAAAAATTGCTTGCCGCCCCAACTGGGTTCACTTCCATTGCAGATTCTACACTTTTCCCCACGCTATCTGCAAAAGACATTGCACTAGCTAGCTGTACTTGTGATGTACCTATAATATTTGTTTGTCTTGCAGAGAAACCAACTGGAATTCCACAATTGCCATTTAAAGATGTTACAAGTGTTGACCCGCTTAAAATTGAAATATCACAGCCACCATTGATATCAATAGTATAATTTATCAGTAGCGTATCTGCTAACAAATTTGGATTAAGCGGAATTGTTCCATAGAACGGCACTTGTAAAGTATAGTGTGCAAAGGGAGCGTATTTCAGATAAGGAAATTCTGTATCACCAGATTTATCTGGTTTTGGTATTGTAACACTTACCGACTTGCTAAAAGTATCTTTTGTAGATACTTGCCACCCCGGTATTCCCGTGTCGACATATCCCAACGTTACATTAACTGGTGTACCACCGGGAGATTGGAAAGGAAGCCACATAGCAGAAAGTAAGTAGTCTTGCGGTCTTGCTACCTCTTTAGCAACTCCCTCAGGATTTTGTAAAAAGTCGTTTAGTCCAGTTGTATACTCAGCTGTGTATAAGTATGAACACAAACGATTAAAATTAGCAACTGTTAGAATTGTAAAACCATTTCCAGATTTCCCCGCTGTACAAATTACAACACAGCCGCTTGAGTCAACCGCTAAAGTTGAGCTTGCCACTTTAACAGTCGGTTTACAAAGAGTCGGTAACATTGTATCAATGATAAATGGATTTCTGATAGTAAGTGATCCCCTTTCCACATAGGCAGTATTAGAAAGAATTTCATCTTTGTAGCTTGCCAAATAATCACACGTACATGATATTTCATATGTAGATTCTACATATGTAACATCATTAACAAAATAATATCTTCCAAACGTTTCACAGTATGCAACATTCCAATCAAAAGGAGCAACGTTTTGCAAAATAAAAGTTGGATTTTCTACACTTGTACCACTTTTAAGCACACATTGCACACCTTCTGCCAATGTTGGAATTTTCGTGCTATTTATTCTTTTGTCGGATTTTCCAAATTTAACTTCAAATGCCATGTGTACCTCCCTTCAAGAAAAGGGGCTTTCGCCCCTTTGTTTAATCAAGTAAAATCAAAATTGCGTTTTCCGTAAAGTCAACAGGTGTCTTAAATGTGTAATGATTCCAACCGTTTCTATAACCGTAACGTGCATTGAACGGCTCCGTCGCGCTCCATTGATCAATAGGCACGATTCCCATTGTATCAATATCCATCATGATTCCTAGAACGTTGTCAACCGTTTGATCTGCAAGTGTAAACTTTGTTACGCCATCTGGTTTTACACCCTCAGCACTTCCCTTGATTTGCATTGGATTAGAAGGGTCTGTCCAGAAAGTGACTTTCTCATAATCGCCAAGCTCTGCCTTTTCTGGGTGGAAAAATTCTGAACCATTCGCCTCAAAATAATTTCCAAATTTTGAAACTAGATAAAAACGAAGGTCTGATGCATCTGTGTGACGGTTTACAATTTTACCAGTGAAATCACCATGAAAACGAGTGCCACGAATAGCCAAGTTTTCTTTAAGCGTTTTCAACTCAGCGGATAACCAAATCATAAACGGTCTAAAATCAGCCGGATTCATGATGGTTTTTGCCGTCATTGCAAGCCCTGTCTCAGCATTGTACTTTGTTAGCGCGTGAAAAACCTGTTCTGCCTTACAAATATTTCCACTTGTTGGTTTTGCTTTACCAGCGTCAGCAAGAATGATCGCAAGGTTTGCAAGCTGTGCACGAGAGCGATTCTCTAAGTCAATCTCATAAATGTTTGAAAATTCAGTCATTAACATAGAGAAGTATGCCGCCACGCCTTCCTCAGAATTAAACGCCGCGTTGATCTGGTTTTTATAAATTGTGTATTTTCTTGCAAAAGTTTGACCACCGCTTGCAATTGTAAGTAGCACGTCATACTTAACAGGCTTTGTTCCTGCCTTCCAATCCTGACTTGCTTCTGGTTTAGCTAGCTCAACATTGATATTCCATTCGTCATTGTCAATTTCAGAATCATTTACAATAGGGGTAAACTTTCTAATATAGTTGCCGTATCGTTGTTCATCCCAAACCATACCAGAAAGCTTTCTTGAGTATGGGCGAATGGAATAAATAGATTTTGCGAGCACAGTTGGAATAATTTGATAAAGATTGTCATCTTCTCTTTCAAATCCCATTTTAAATGTGTTTTGCATCTGCCCAAAAGCCAAATTTTGCGCTGAAGTTCTACCCGTATATTGTTTATACATTTCAGTAAGTAGCGGTGCAATTTGTGTATATGTTAAATTTGCCATTGTTTACCCCCCTTTAGAAAAATTTACTAATATCTGGCTTTTCGTTTGAGCCGCCAAAATTAGTTTTGCCGTTTGCAAGCTGTTGCGCTTTTACAAGTGCTGTTGCAAACTTTTCATAGTCAAAACTATCCTTCTTTGTGTTGTCGGACTTTGTATCATTCTTTACTGCCGTATCAGTCTTTACTGTGTTATCAGTTTCAAACGATGTAATTTCATCTTTACTGTAACCAGCATTTACAAGCTTTAAAATTTCATCAATTTTCATATTTTAACCTTCTTTCTTTATTTTTGACAGCTGCAAACAGAATCGAACTGTTATCTTGTGATTCAAGGTCACACGCACTAACCATTTGCACTATACAGCAATAAATAGGCGGTCTGTCTGTCGTCCCCGACTCGCACACACTGGCTAGTGTTTGGATAGTGCAACCGCCTACTTATTATATATCATTTATATTATTGTTTGTCAATTACAACATTATAAAATATCATACCATGATACGCAATCAAAAGATGCTAAAAAATCGCACTGTGTTTCATAGTCTGAAAATGTTATGTCACCACTTATAAACATTGGTTTTAGATACTTTTTACTACTGGTTTGCCACCTCTCTAATGACGATGGTGAAGCATCAAAAACATCTTCGCAATGCGCTTTCATTGGTTTGGTTATGTAAAACTTAAAGTCCGACTTGTGAAGCCACACAGAAAACAGAGGCGTTTTCATGTCGTGTGTATATTCTTTTAAGTTTTGATGCCGTATTCTATCATCTTCCAAATCCATAAATTCATTATCAAGCTCCATTTTAGCTCTGCCTTTAGGTAAATTTCTATAGAAAGCGTTTTGTCTCTTTTTTTCCGAGACAGGAGAGTTAAAAGGAAGTATAAGTGTTGTCTCACACCTATCTACTTGCGTAATCTCTGTTCTTTCTTTCACCGCTTTGTAACAGTCGGGAATAAGTCGGTACCCTATTAAAATATTAGACATAATCGCGTTTGAATTTCCAAAAAACCACGTTCGTATTTTTTCCGTTTCCGAGTCAGGGCGGTTTCTGAAAAGAACTTCCATAATATTTTTGTATGCTTGAAATTCATTTTTAATTGGTCTGTCACCTTTTTGCGGTATGAACTCATCAAAAATTACATCATAAAACCTTGTAAAGTCTATACCAGTTTTGTTTTGAAAAGTAGACAGCGAAACACCTACTATAAAAGGTTTATCGTTTTGCAAGTCCTCATCTGTCAGAAATGCCTTGCCGTATCCTTTTTTGTCATTGTATTTCAGTCGAATATCTTTACCGAACCAATCAGGTTTCACAAAGTCGCCAATTGTTGAAAAACTATTTTCAAGTGCAACGTTTGTTCTACGAACGTATAAAATAGGGGAGTTTCTATCATTCCAGACATCACATATTAAGTGAGACTTTCCAATACCTCTGCCGCCTATTATATCAATGTAACGTTGACCAACGTCACAAATATATTTATAATTCAAATAACCATTTTCTTTATATAAGCTCATATTATCACCCCTATAATTTAAAAGGGTGAGCTTGTGAGACTCACCCTTGAACAACTTGTATTTCTTCCCTCTGCCACCCAACCATTATTTATACAAGTTCAAAATTCATGTAGGTACGACCTGCTTTACTCTGAGACCGTGTCAGCTTGAACTGTAGATTGTAGCTTTCCATAAAATCATAGGCGCTTTCTGCTGTCTTAATCACAGTTGGACTTGACGTTGCAATTGTTACGACTTCGCCTGTCTCAATGTTGGTATGATAAAAAACTGCCACTTCCTTATCGTCATCTGTAGTATAACGAACGTAATCAGTTACGTTTACAATTGTGTCATCTGGCAGATTCTTCATTAACAAATGATTGTCATTTACCATCTTAAACATTTCTTTCTTGTCAAACTCTCTTGATTGTCTTTCAATTCTCATTTTCGTTATCCTCATCTTTCTTTATTTGTGTAAGTTTTCCTTACAAGTATATAATAGCGTATTTAATAAAGTTTTGCAAATAAAACATTATTTATTCTGCTATTTCATCAATAATAGTATAATTTTTAATTTGGTCATCTGATAAACCTATTTCATAATCTCGTGCTATCATACAACTATAGCCTGTATACTCAGTTATTGTTTCTTTACCTTGATAGTCAACAACTTTTGTTTTTGTGATGGTATCACTATCATTATACCAAATTTGAAAACCACCACTATTTCTTATTTTAAAGCCCTCTCTAAAGTTATCAAGATTTTTAATTACTTCAACACCCCTTGCCTTTTTAACTCCAGATATGGTACATCCGAAATAAGTTTTATCTTTTGTCTCTTTATACGCATTAAAACAATACTTCTTCGCCCCTAAAGTTTTAAAATCTTTGTATTCGGGTTCATACTTATTTTCAGACTTTATATCGCTTTCACAGTCAAAATAACCTATATAATACTTTTTCCCCTCTATTTCCACAAATGTATTAGTTTCTTCGCACAGCTTATATATCCAATTATTTAATTCTGTCAATTTGTCAAAATTAAAATTAGTTGCTTTACAACTATCGGTATCACAGTATATATAGCTACTCTCAGCGCATGCCAAAATTCTCCGCAAGTGCTTTCTTGCGTGGGCAGTGGTATATACTCCCCAAACATACGGCAAAACGCTTTTCTCACTTTGCTCTGCAATAGATTTTTCATCAGGTATCGAAAAGCCGCTTGCATCAACTTTCTCTCTATATGCAATGTCATTTTCATACATTGCATAAGAAAATTCTTGCCATTCGTTTTCTAAATACAACATAATAGGGTGAATAGGGTCAGTTGCAGCCATTCCATAAATGCCGTTTAATTTATTTTTAGCTTTCATTAAGTCGTATTCAGCTTCTTCTCTTTCTTTACTATTTGGAGCGGTATGCTTCACAGCTATTTTGAGCTTCGTTTTTGCGGTGAAGTACTCCATTATTACACTTCGCACATCATCTGGAATGTACCCGTAGCGTGCTGTATATAGGGTATCTTCTATGATTTCAATACTGTCAAAATCATAGCATTCTTCAATTATAGAGAAATCTATATCTGTAACAGTTGTTTCAAGCTCTGCTGCTTTCCATACTCTGCCATTGTCAGGGTCAACCCCTTGCAAGTTACGGCATTTGCTTATAGATAGATACGGATTGTATTGATCTTCTTTAAGTCTTACATTTGTAAGCTTTATTTGTGCTATCCATGCAAGATTTTTACTTTTTATATACTTTAAACATTTTGATGTTACTGGCATTTTTTCAAATGCTGTCACTGGATATTTCATCAGAAGTAACATAGCTGGATACATGCTCGATGCATCAAAACTATAAACGTCATGATATATTTTAGCACATTTTATCATGTTTGCGTGAGTATCACCGCCGCGAAAAGCCTCTTTTAAAAGCTTGTATGTTTTGTCGTTTAATGCAAGCTTTTTCTTTAGCATTCGAGTTGTAGTTCCTTTTCGTATAGCTCTTTTCATGTCACGGCGCACATAAGAAGTACTTGTCAGCGGCACAGTTGCAATAGTATCTTTATCTTTTGTAAGCATGTAAGTTATTGCTTCCCATAACCCTAGAGTATCATTGATGATATATCCCCACTCAATAGGATTGATATAGCTCTCATTATGCCTTATAAGCGAATAGTCCAGATCACCTTTTGCTTTTATGTGTTGGCATCCTGCCATTTTCTTTGTAAAGTTATCGAGCGACATATTTGTGAGCTTGTAACTACACCTCAGTTCAATACCGCGTTTCTTTAATCGCCATACAAGCGGTTTACGTTTACCAGTTGCAAACACTTCGCTATAGTCGTTTAAATATCCAATCATAAAAGAAAATTCAAAAGGCAGATTGTGAACGTAAATCACAAAATAGCGCGACTCATTAGTTTTGTAGTAAGCTTGAATTTTATCAAGTAAAACAAGAAAATCTTTCCAATATCTACCCTGTACTTCTTCCCCGTCAACGCAAGCAGACCAAACATACATAAAAGCATCAATAGGCTTTGTCACTTCTTCGCCATGGTCATCTTTTTCAATACGAGTCCGTGAAGTTGTTTCAATGTCAAAAGTTCCAAATTGATCAATATAATAAGGGCTGTCTTTCTTTTTGCCTAAAGGTTTATGCAATGAAAAGCCGTGTGACGGCACATAGTCCGTCACTGACTTCACTTCTATATTATCATAACCATTTGATCTATTTAAACATTGAACTATCATAATTTACAACTCCTGCTTTATGGATTTCGGTTTTGGCTTCGCTCGATTGCGTTTATACAGATTGTTTGCAGCTTTGAACTCACGTGCTTTATCTTTCCATGACAGCGAACTGTTCTGTATAAGGGCAACTCTAAATTCTGCTTGATCTTTCACAGACGGGTACAAATCTTCAAAAGTGCTAAAGATTTCATTCAATCCCTCACGTGTGTTTGTATTAAGTGCCTCAGTTAACATTGTAACTATTTGATCACTTGATAGCTGTGCATACTTTTTATCTGATAGATAATGCAACGTGTTAAAAAGTTTATCACGGATATTTTTGGAAAGATTGGAAATGTCAACCCCGTAACGTTCTTTAAACGTTGCTACTCTTTTATTTTCTACTTCGATGCTACCCCTGGCGGTTGAACCTTTTGCTTCGAGATAATGAAGAAGCTTGTTTTCAAGTGCTCTCAGTTCACGGATTGAAAAATCTTTATAAACTGCCTTGCCTGTTGATACATAAGAAGCGTTATAAGAAACGTGCTTATTAAAGTAGTCAACCGCGTCTTGATATCTAAAAAGAGCCGTTCTATCTTCTGCAATTCTGCCTTTTGATATTGCAGTTGTTAAAGTTTTGGCACGCTTGTTTGCAACGTTGGCAAGTTTGCCAACACGGGCGATATAGTCGGACTTGCTTGAAGTGGACTCGATAGAATCATAGTGCCAACGTGTGAAATATTTTGCTTGAATTTCTGTCTGTTTCATAACTCGATACCTCTCTTTTCTAATCTTTCTTTAATCAAATCATATTTGTAGTTATGTGGTGTAATTTCTCTAAAAATCTTTGCTATTGCATCCACACTATAAGCATTCTGTCTAAGGACTAAAACAATATAGTCAACTGCTTCAAGTCCTTCTTTATATGTGCACTTCATGCCATCCGATGGCACTTTATACCATGTTGTCGTTTCGATATCAGCCACCGCTTGCGAAAGCATTGCATGTTCCAACATTTCATAAGGTGTTAGCTTACTATTTATAATGCCGTCTTTAGGTCTTTTCATTTCTTTATATCTCCTTGAGTTTTTCTTTTATTGTATCATGTAATTGTTAACAAATAAAGTATAAATTATGAATAGAGTGTTAACAAATTATTGTTATAGTTGTGATAGAACAGTGATACGAACAAATGATCTATAAGCGAGTGAACGACTAAGGGACGGAGTCCCGAAGGAGTACCGATAGAATTGTCTGACAATTAAGAGGGAACTTTCCTTTTGTATTTACTT